TCTAATTTTTTACCAGATCCTGCGTGGACCATTGTTGAAATATAATCAACTTGATCTGGCAGATCAACTGTAAACGTAGTTATAACTACTGGTACTTTGTCAAAGACATAATCACCATATCCAGTTAAAAAAACCACCGGTGGCGGAGCTCCTTGCTCGTTTGAATTGCCGCCATAAAACATCTTTGTACAACTTCTTAAATAGTGTAAGGCCGCTACCCAATATTGGGCTTCTATTCCGTTTTGTACAAAAAAGTCACCTGTAATAACTAATTGGTCCACTTGTGAATTTGCATACACCTGGAACGGATAATTACTATGTGTAGGAGCCATTGCATTATAATTTGCACTATGCGAAATAATTACTGTAGGAGTATATGGAAATACTAAACCACTTGTCGCACGTAACGGCTGTAAAAGATGTGCCCCACCGGATTGGAAGGTAGGAGTGTTGGGAATACTTAACTTAACTCGCCAGTCTCTGGCAGTTCCCATAGAAAATCTAGCTTTTACATTTTCTTCTTTTTTCTTTAGTCCTAAGCCATTAAGCCCGGCTTGTAACTGGTCTGAATTACCTAGGCGTGTTGCTTTTCCTAAGCCGATGTCTGTTGACAGCGTATCATATATTTTATTACCTGCTTTTTTAAAGCCCTTTATAGCATCAGTGGCTAAGCTCTGTGCGCCTTCAAATAAACTCTTAGGGGCTTCAACGCTTTGTACGGTTTTCTTTAGATTAGCTAGATCAGGTATGATATTCATAGTTTGGTTAAACTCCTACAAGTATTTAGTTGACTTCTTTAACTACATAGTTTATAATATGACTTTAAACATGGAGAAATAACTTGCGAAAAGTAAATTACTTAAACAATAAAGATATACTTGCAGAAATTCATAAGTCTAAGAGCTCATTTAGCAGTTTTACTGAAGATGAGGCCAATCGATACGATTTAATAGTCACAGGTATTGATAAAATTAATATTCGTACTACAGCTGAAGCTAAACGAGTTCAAGCTAAACGTCTTAGTCAAATCGATTACGAAGCACGTAAAGCAAACGGCGAGAAAGTTAAACAAGCTGAATGCCAGATAGATTATAAAAAAATAAACAAAAAAGACGTAATTTTTAGGGTTATGATGTTTGATCACATACCTGATCAGCCTGGACGTAAAAAGAAACCTAAAACTATAGCTGATACAAAAGAAAAATTAAACTTTCCACCATTTCAACATTATAAATTTAACGAGAATGACGAGCTAATTTGTATTGGTAAAAGTCATTGGGTTGGCGGGATGGAAAACGGCTATTATGATAAAGGTTGTGGACAAGCAACTAATAAGTTAGCTATGATGTGGATGAAACTATGTGAACGATATGCAACTAGAGGTAATGTTCGTGGGTATACATATAATGATGAAATGAAAGGTCAGGCAATTTTACAACTTGCACAAATAGGCCTACAGTTTGATGAATCTAAATCAGACAATCCATTTGCATATTATACTGCCGCTGTTACAAATTCATTTGTTAGAATTATTAATATTGAGAAAAGAAATCAAAATATTAGAGATGATATTTTAGAAATGAATCACATGAATCCATCGTTTACTAGACAGAATCAAGGAGTATGGGAGCGTGAGCAAGAACAACACAAGACAAGAACTGCGATACCCCCAAAAGTTACAACTATAAAAGTTTCGAAGAAAGAAGGAGTTGACAAATAATCGTTAAGAGTTTATACTATACATAAGAGGATATAAAATTGTTTAAAAAGGCCGCCGTCTTTACGGATATACATTTTGGATTAAAATCTAATAGTAAAGTCCACAACGAGGATTGTGAAGAATTTATAGATTGGTTTATTGATCAAGCTAAAGAAAATAATTGTGAAACAGGTATCTTTATGGGTGACTGGCATCACAATAGAAATAGTTTGAATATTACCACTATGGATGCTACTATTCGAAGTTTGGAAAAACTTGGGAAAGCATTTGAAAATTTTTACTTCTTTCCTGGTAACCACGACTTATATTACAAAGACAAACGAGATATTCATTCTGTGGAGTTTGGTAAGCATATTCCTGGTATCACTATTATCAATAAAATTACAACTATAGGTGATAGTACATTAATACCTTGGCTAGTTGGCGAGGAATGGAAACAAATTCCTAAAATTAAAAGCAAATACATATTTGGCCATTTTGAACTTCCAAGTTTTTATATGAATGCAATGGTACAAATGCCTGACACTGGTGAACTACAAGCAAGTCATTTTAAAAATCAGGATTATGTATTTTCAGGACATTTTCATAAACGACAAGTTAAAGGTACTGTGAATTACATTGGTAATGCATTACCACATAACTATGCCGATGCTTGGGACGATGAAAGAGGTATGATGGTGTTGGAGCACGGCGGTACTCCTCAGTATTTTAACTGGTGGAACTGTCCCAAGTATCGTACAGTAAAGTTATCACAACTATTGGACGAAAAAGACACCTTAATTAAACCTAAAATGTATTTACGGGTTACATTAGACTTACCTATTTCATATGAAGAGGCAAGTTTTATTAAAGAAACATTCCTTCATGAACATAGCTGTAGAGAAATTACACTTATTCCTAATACTACAGACGAAGAAATTAATACTGATATCGATATTACAAAATTTGAAAGTGTTGATCAAATTGTTGCCAAGGAAATCGAAGCTATTGAGTCTGATAATTACGATAAAGCAAAATTACTTGACATTTATAACAAGTTAGGAGAAGACAGTGATTAAAATACAAGACCTAACAGTTAAAAACTTTATGAGTGTAGGTAATACTACACAAGCTATTAACTTTAATCAACATCAACTTACACTTGTACTAGGTGAAAACATAGATCAAGGTGGAGATGATGCTGGTTCTCGTAATGGAACAGGTAAAACAACGATTATTAATGCTATAAGTTACGGTTTGTATGGACAAGCCCTTACAAACATTAGACGTGACAACTTAGTGAACAAAACTAACAACAAAGGTATGTTAGTTACGTTAACTTTTGAAATAAACGGAATTAATTATCATATTGAGAGAGGACGTAAACCAAATTTACTAAAATTCTCTATTAATAATGAAGATCAAGAAATAACTGACGAAAGTCAAGGCGACTCACGTAAGACCCAACAAGATATTAACTCGTTGTTAGGTATGGGCCATGACATGTTTAAGCATATATTAGCATTAAACACATATACTGAACCTTTCCTAGCATTAAAGAACAACGATCAACGTGCTATTATAGAACAGCTATTAGGTGTTACTATACTATCTGAGAAAGCAGAGCTATTAAGAGAACAAATGCGTGTTAACAAAGAGCATCTTGTTCTAGAAAATGCAAGACTTACTGCACTTAAAGATAGTAATGAAAAAATTAAAGAAAATATTGACAGGTTGCATAGTAGAAGAAAGGCTTGGATAGCACAAAACACCCAAACATGTGACAAGCTACAAAAAGCAATTTATGAATTAGAACAATTAGATATCGATAGTGAACTTGACGATCACGAACAACTAGCATCATGGTCTGATCTTAATAAACATCATACAAATCTTACAAAAGAAATAGCAACTGTTGAACGTGCATTAGAACAAGCTGATAAAAATGTGCAAAAGGTCGGTACTGAACTGGATGAGCTTGAACATGCTAACTGTTATGCTTGTGGTCAAGAACTTCATGATGACAAACTTGGAGAAATGAAAGATAAGTTACAAAAAGATTATGGTGATGCACATACATACATGATTGAAATTGCTAACAAATATGATAAAGTTAAAGCAAAACTTGAAGACATTGGCAATTTAGAGATAAAGCCTAATACTTTTTATGAAACAGCTAAAGAAGCATATGAACATAGAGGCAATGTTGACAATCTAAATAAAACATTAATAGAAAAAACAAACGAAATAGATCCGTATCAAGAACAAATTGATGATTTAAAAGAAACAGCATTACAAGAACTTAATTGGGATCATATAAATGAGTTAACTTCTTTAAAAGACCATCAAGACTTTTTATATAAGCTATTAACTAATAAAGATAGCTTTATTAGAAAGAAAATTATTGATCAAAACCTTGCATACCTGAATAATAGACTTACATACTATCTTAATAAGCTAGGATTGCCGCATCAGGTACTATTTCAAAACGATCTGAATGTAGAAATTACACAATTAGGTCAAGACTTAGACTTTGATAACTTATCAAGGGGTGAACGTAACAGATTAATCCTTGGATTGAGTTTTTCTTTTAGAGATGTTTGGGAAAGTTTATATCAACAAGTTAATTTACTATTTGTTGACGAACTAATAGATAGTGGTATGGATTCAGCAGGTGTTGAAGCATCATTAAGCGTACTTAAAAAAATGGGTAGAGAACGCAACAAAAATATATACCTTATTTCACATAAAGATGAATTACAAGGCAGAGTAACTAACGTACTAAAAGTTATTAAAGAAGCTGGATTTACATCTTACGATAATGATGTAGAGGTAGCAGGATGAGTGGAATAATTGACGATACTCACGATCTACTAACAAAAGCATACTTAGAATATTATAAACATAATGAAAACTTTGAAAAACGTAAAAGTGAAAAGACTAAACGTGAAACTAGAAAATGGTTAAGTGAAATACGAAGGCTAGCTTCGATTCGAAGAGTAGAAGTTATGGATTCTCATCGGGCACATCATCAGAAACAAGACGATTAAGACCAAATCCATGTAAGTATCTACATGGACTGGACTTTTAAAGGAAAACTTATCAGCGATCTACCAAAAGATTGTGAAGCATTTGTATATTTGATAACAAATCTTACTAATGATATGAAATACGTAGGCAAGAAACTCGCAAAGTTCAAAACAACCAAACCCCCATTAAAAGGCCGAAAGAATAAAAGACGTGGAACAAAAGAAAGTGACTGGAGAGACTATTGGGGATCTTCTGATAGACTTCAGGCAGACGTTGAACTGTTAGGCAAGAAGAAGTTTACTAGGGAAATTTTATACTATTGTCCAAGCAGAGGCATTGCAAGTTACTTAGAGGCACGAGAACAATTTGAACGCAGAGTACTTGAAACAGATGAATACTACAACGGTATCATTAATGTTAGAGTTGGCGGTTCAAAAATTCTTAAAGAACACTTAACAAACATTTAGGCAAGTAAACCAGATTTACAACTAATAACAAAACTCCACTATAATTATCAGTGTAGGCACAACTCTTCCCCACACAGGCAAAACACTCCAACACATAAGGTTAGCGGGCCAGTTTAATAATGCCGCTGTGGAAAAAGCTCTCGTATAGAAGCACACGTACATATTGATCGACACACCAGAGTGTGGAAGCCATCAAACAAATTGGGCTTACAGGTTGATATGG